TCTTTTTAGCCTGTTCTTCTGCTTTTTCTTCGTAGGTAGTACCTACTCCGTAATCAAGACTACTAGGTAACTCTAATTTATCTAGATTAGTACGAAGGCGTTGCCGATTAAGAAACTTTGATTCTTCCGTAGCGTACCTTAACTGTTCACCACTAGGCAGATTGTGCAAAGTAGAGTAACGCTTCTTGTAAGAAGCATCGTAGTCTAGCCCTAGGGACTTATCTAACAACGCAAGCGTAGCCGCATAGCTACGTGCTGATGCGTTAGAAGATTCTGGAACTGGTTCTATAAGTAGGTCTGGAATTTCTACAGGCGCACCGCCCTCTTGCCCATCTAGCAATGGGTCATAAGAAGCTTTTACATTCTTAGGAGCTTCACTCTTACTGATAATTTCTGGCACTATTATGGCCCCAAGTCTATTTTAGGAGAAGGAAATAAGTTATTAGACGAGGAGTCCCAAGTACTCCAACCCGTCTGAATTCCTTTAACTTCTGCTGCACTAGCGGCACTTCCACTCATAGCTGCTGCCGCTGTATCCGCAACAAACTGTGCAGTACTACCCCAGAAGGAGGCATTCTCTGCCTTAGCTAAGTACTTCCCTGCTTTAGCCTTATACCCCTGAGCCTCATTGCCAAGACCAATCTGCCTATCAAAGTAATTAAGATTACTAGTAGCCTGAGTTCCTATACTAGAGATAGCTCCTGCTGGTGCTGAACTTTGTAGTTCCCCACTCTCACTTGCAGCAGCAGCAACCGTCCTAGCCCTAGCAATACGAGATTGCCTAACTAGGTCTCGGCGTTGGATAGCAGCAGCTAGTTGGGCTTGCTGTCTTTCCACTGCCGATGCCTTGTTCATGTAAGTCTGAGCTTTGCGCCGCTTATTTCTAGAAACAACATCCCCAATGAATTTAAAAAGACCCATAACTAGTAGTCTCCAACTTGGAACCTACCGGCTCCAGTAGTATTGTAACGAATAGTCCAGCCTAGCAACCAGCTATCCTTAGCCGTGCCAGCCGTGTACTTCAAGGACAAAGCCCTACCCCTACCACGTACTTTATTACGGGTAATAACTAGGGTTTCACCATTGTCAAATGTGTCGCCTACCCCAGTAGGGGTATAGAGCCTACGGTGACGATATACCTGCTGGGCAATGCCCCATTTGCCAGCACTAGTCCGGTCAGTCCAGTCCCACTGGGCTTGCATCAGGAGGGAGGATTCCCCTGTCGGAACGAGGTCACCTGCCACATCCGTGTAGCCCGTTTCAGTCTTGTTCTGGTAGACGCTAATGTAGGGGGCGTACTTACGGAACTGAGCATTGTCAGCAGTATCGTATCCCGTTACTAGGTAAGCCTCTTCCTCGGGCCTACTCCAGTCCTGATACGTAGTCCCACTAGTGTCCCCGATAGAGAGCTTAGTCAAGCCGTCAGTGATGCCCACAAACTTGATACGCTTGCTAGACCCCGTATCTCGCACGGCAAACAAGGAGGAGGTGTAAGACCCTACCTCTGCAACCGTGTTCTTACCCAGTTTCCAAGGGGTAAATGCCCCGAACTGCATATTAAAAACTAGTACCCCATCGTAGGTTCCGTTCGTTACGGCAGTCCTAGAATAGAGCCAAAACACTCGCTTCTCGATATCATCGTAAGCAACCTGAGCATTCTGCTTGGAGGTGTACGGAACTTCTCGGTAGAAGTTATCTATCTTGCCTACTGTGATGGATTTGGGCGAGACGAACCCTGAGTTCTCATCTTGGGCAAGCCCATAAATGCCGCTAGTAGACCAGTACATTGGGATGTTTTCTGCAAGCACGCTACTACCTGCTCCCGTGGAACCAACGTCCGACACCTTACGCACACTGTAGGACGTAGCCGTAAAGTACCCACTCTGACCTCCAGAGATAGCCCAAATACCGTTAGATGCAAAGACAAGTAGGCTTCCAGAGTAAGCCATCAGGTAGTGAATGTTGGCGGCTTCTGGAATAACAATCACGCCACCGTCAGTATCAATCAAGTCAGAGATATTCTGGTCAGTAGGGTCTGCTACTTGGTAGCACTTACCGTACTGAGAGTCACCCTCAATAATCTGAGAGAAGAATATGCGGGTAGAAAGTTTTTCGTGAGGAGTACCCGCAAACCATAACCGACCTGCGTAAAATTCTACGCACGTAGGACGGAAGTTAGTGGAGTAACCATAAGGATTATTTGCATACTGAGACTGGACAGTACCGTACGCACCGTACTGACTAATCCAACTCAGGAAGTAATCAGGGAAAGTAACTGAGATGGTGAGCTGGTTAACTGCTGGGGCAGTGACTACAGTCTGAGTACCGTTAAAGTCAAAGTTATTGTACAGGCCGTAGAAACCACCATAGCCACTATACGTGGCACTGTAGAGAGCATACTGCCCTGCTACCGTAAACGTATTACCCGCAACCAATCCGTGGGCAGACGCGGTAGTGATGGTTATAGTCTGAGCACCAGCCGTAGTACCAGTAATAGTCCAGTTGATAATAGCAAAGTTAGAAACACTATCAGGCAAGGCAATCTTGGAAGTGTTAAAAGGATTACGGATGAAGTGGCCCGTAGGTGCTGGAGCATCTTGGAATAACTCAGCAACCAACTTGTCTGGTGAGAATGCCTTAGTCCAATCCTGCTCGGCTACGCCAGCCGTAGTGACACGGCGATAGCCTAGCCAAGGAACCATGTTCTTTGAAGGGTACTTACTCTTACTAGTAACATACGTAGTGACATCGGCCTTGAGCCAACCACGGTTGTACAGGTTGTACTTGTGTCCATCTGTAGCAGATACAGGAGATGCCGTATCGGTGATACCGTCAGTTACGCCCTCAAAGTCACGCTCCGTAATATCAATAAGAGTAGCAGTGAACACATCTGTTGTACTGTCATACTTCACATAGAAAGGGTGAAGTAGTTTGTGAGTCACGAAGAAGTGACCACGCCCAAACCCTGCATCAATGGGCAGGGTAGGTAAGGTAGCACTGAGGCTAGTACTAGTTAGGTAGAGAGTTAGGTCGAGTACAAAGGACAACTTGCTACTGCCAACAGGCTGACCGTCCACATAGAAGTGTAGGCTAGGGCCATACTGGATAACAATGAAGTTGACGTTAGGGTCACCCGCTACGTCGTTCCACTTAAAGCTACGAGTTACGTAGTTAGTATCTACAGAGTCTGGAACATATCCCCCTGCCGCATCTTCCTTTGTGATACCACGACGACGCCGACGAGTAGCATCCTTGAGAATCTCAAAGTTCTGCTCGTCAACGGAAAAGTTTTCTGGAAAAACCAAAGGGCTGGCGTCAGAGTTGAGGCCAGCCGCAAAGGTAAAGTACTCTTTATCAGAGCCTGATTTAGCCACTAGTTACGCTTTCCTTATGTTCCTTTAGTTCACGCTTACGAGAAAGCTTAATGGCGTTAGCCCAAGAGCCAGACAGGAAAGCCTTGATAGCTTCCATAGCACGAGTCTCACTCGTGTATCGGCCCTCTAGTTCTTCAGGGATGCCCCCGTTCTTCTCGTCCGTGTAAACTACTTTCCAAAAACCAAAGATTTCATCACGTGTCGTCCCAAGGAAACGCCCATTGACGGTCTCAAGATTGTCGATGCGGTCTTGGTATTCCATATGTTCCTCTAATTAATTACGCTTTCGCCCAAAGTCTACCCAATCGTATTTCATATCTTCTCGCCACTTATTACGCTGGGAACGAACCCGCGTCCGTTTTTCTAAACGGTCAATCATTGGATTCATCTGCTGCTTTACCACAGCCATGCAACGATTCATTGCACTGTTGTACAGGAGATTGAAAAGATTCTCTGGCAAATCTGGAACGAAGTCATCGTCTAACGTAAACGTAGGACGAGTAGCTCCGTAGCACATGGTCTTTGAGCTGTTCAACCAAGCATCTAGTGACGCCAAGTAAGCATCGAAGATGAAGTATTCATCGTCAAACGAAGTGTAGAACTGAGGGTGAGCAAGCTTATCAATAACAAGACTGATGCCACTAGGAGTAACTACTTCAGTATTACTAGCCGTGTCCGTAGACCTACGAGTATTGACGTAGTTAACAAAGTCTTCTGGCTGCATATAGTGCATGACGGCGTAGTCGCGGTCATCACCAGCCTCATTACGAATATCATATTTAATCCAGTAAATCTTATTGATATTATCTGGAAGCCTCATAGTCGTGGGCGTAGTAACCGAAGCAGACGACACGAGGGTAAACAATTCATTATTGTGCGGGAGTTCCTTATCGTCTACTATTTCAAAGTAGACATCCCGCAGAATGGTAGCAACTTGGGTAGCCTCAGTGGTGTCACTGATAGAACTAACCTCGTCCGAATCCATGACGTTCAAGATGCCTTGAGTCATGTCGAGGACAGTGCGCTTTGCCATTGTAACCTTCTTCTATTATTAGTTAAGAAAGGGTCGGGGGAGTTTCCTCCCCCTTCCCTAGTGCTACCTCAATTAGGCAGCGTTGACATCACGGTAGGTGACACGCACCACCATACGACCAGCCGACGTAATCGTCGGAGACGTACCGCTCAGGGCCACGCCGATATTAACGGCAGTGGAGAAAGGCAGGTTAGCTGCCAGAGTGCCAGCCGACGCGATGCTCTGGTTGCCGACCGTAACGGTCGAAACCTGAACAAGGCGATTGGTGCTCTCCGTACCAACCACGCCGACGTTGATGGCAGGACTCGTGCCGCCCAGAGTAAACGCTTCAACAATTTCAACCTGCGTGTTACCGTGGATTGCAGCGCCAACCGGCAAAGTCAAGTTAAGATTGCCAGTGTAGACGTTCGACACAAACTCCGAACCAAGGATAGTGAAGGCCACTTCCTTGAACGAGCCAACAGCACCCGTCTCACCAAAGCCAGCCTCTTCGTCCGCCGCACGCGTACCAAAGTGGATGCGAAGGCCATCCGCGTTAGAGTAGATAGTACCCATTTTAATTTACCTCTTTTATTACTAGTAAGGAAAAGAAATCGTGACCGTTAGGCCACGATGTCCTTGTCCGAAAGAACAACCACGAGGTTTTCCGGGCGGTACACCTTGAGGCCGTAACGAGCAGTCGTCACGTACTCTTCGCGCTGGAAGTCCTTGTTGTAGTCCGTGTCAACTTCCGGAGCCTGACGCCACGCACCGAGGAACGGCATAATCTCAGGCGAAGCCAGAGACATGAACACGTTGCAAACGCCCTGCGTGTTGGTAGCCACCGAAGCAATGGTTTCCGAAGCAGCTGCCGGGAGGTAGTTGCTCGTGTACACATCGAAGCCGTAGATGTTCTTAACGAAACGACGGCCCGAAGCGATACCACTCGTGATGACGCCTTCCCACATCGGGTTATTGCTGACGTTGGTCAGGTTCGAGATACTATTGATAGCGTACTCGACCGAAGGGTCAACGATAGCGACGAGGTTAACGTCGGGCACGTTGGCCTTCTTGAGCGAATGCAGAGCACGCGCAAAGTCCACAACACCCAGCGTCTGACGAGTAGCAGTCGTGGTCGAACCAACGAAGCGGTGAGCCGCGCCGTTAATCTGATTAAGACTTGCAGCCGTCTGACCACCCGAAGCACCAGCAGCAGCCAGAGCCAGAACGTCCGTCTCAAGCTTTTCCATGATGGCACGGGCCTGCTTGGGAACGAAGCTCGACACCAACTCGTTCATGTAGAACATATCCTGCATCGCCTTCTTGGTGATGTAGGTTGCGCTCGACACGTACTGGTTGATGGTGAACGTGAAGTTACCAGTGTCGATATTGTCATAGACAACCGACTGGCCTTCGTTGTAGTTACGAACCGGAAGGTCAGCAACCGAAGGAATGTTGAACGTATCGCCGTCCGGAAAGTCCGTCAGCCAACGAACATAACCCTGAGCCATAAGCTCGTCTTGCAGAGCTTCCTTGAGCTGAGTGCTCCAAACCAAAGAACGGCGCAGTTGAGCCGTATTAGCAGTAGTATGAGACATTTAAATTACCTCTATTTATTGTGGTGTATTACGAATCCCAACGCTCACCAAGTGCATTCATGTCATTGTGCATCTGAACTTGAACCGAACGGTCAAGGATAAACTTCTTTACCCCCATATTCTTCTTCAAGTTCTCGTAGTAGGCTGCGTTGCGAACAGAGTTGTTCGACGGGTTATTACCCAATACGGCAGCACTATTACGTGCAGACACTTGTGCACCAGTAATGTTGGTCTGGCTATCTTCGCCAATAAGACGAGAGAAAGCCTTAGGATTACGGCGAGCCATATCAATCAACATACCCTTGTCCATTCCGAGTTCAGAAGCACGGCTAGAAAGGACTTCATCAGTCTTTTCACCATACTTCTTAGCCAGAGTATTCAAGGCTTGCTGTTCGTTAGCTGCCATTCGACGCTGCTCTTCAACAGCGTGTACAATCTTAACCACATCTTCGGCACTGATAGCCTTAGCCATAACGTCTGGAGTGGTTACCGAGACGGGGCTTGGGGCGGCAGGTTGATTACTGCTCTCGTCCTCAGATTTGGTAACGGAAGCTAGAAGTCGTTCAATTGCACTGGTCATATGAGTAGTCCTTTCAGATTCTTTTACAAGTTTACGAAGAGCGTCATTTTCGTCTTTCAACTTATCAATGAAGCGGTCTGCTTCAAGTTTGCTCTTTGCTAAATCATCAACACTTTTGAACTTCTTTCCGTCTCCTACTAGTTCTTGCAGCGGGTCTGCTACAGGAGTAATAGGTGCTCCGTTGTCAGGGATAGTTTCGTCGGTCATTTAGGGGTCTTGCCCTTAAAGGGCACTCCTTACGAGTCGTTGTAGTTCCTTAAGAGCTTCAGTCCTACCATTAAGGTGGGCCTGTTTGTATCCCCAAGAGGGAGTCTCATAGTCGGAACTGTTGACTGTGAGACTATCTTTAATCTTTCTTTCCAGTAACAAATCAATTAACTCTAGCGTAGGCGTACTGGCTTTTAGTAGTTCCCCGGTCTTCTTATGGTCTTTAGAGCCGTAGAACCATTCAGTCGAAATTGGCACGATTACTGTCCTTGCTGTTGCTGTTCCATCATGGCTTGGGTTTCTGCCTCAATCGTCATTGGGTCAGTAGGAGTCATGGACTCTACCTGTAGATTATCTTGGATAGCCATCTGGGTACGCTGAGAATCAGCCTGTTCCAGCAGACGTACATCCTTAGAGAACAAACCGTAGCCCGTAAGACCAAGATTCTCTTCCATCAACTGGGCAATTTTCATACCCGACAAGTGAGCCTGTACCGCAGGGTCTTGGTAGATAGCACTACTAGCCAACTGCGTTAGGTTCTGAACCAACTGAGCCTTCATCGCAAAGTGTCGAGCACCTTTTGGATTGAGGCGTCCAGCAGGAGCCAAATCATCCTTAGTAATAGTAAGGAAAATTTGAATCCCATAATCATCGTCAATAGCCCGAGCAACGTCAGTACCGTCAAGATTCCGAGCAGCAACTTCCAACATTGAGTTAAGCAGTGGCTCAAGGAAATGTTTTTCAAAGTAGTTAATTTTACTTTGGAAGATTCGACCTGCCGCGTTCTCCAACGTCTGTACTTCATATGCAGTCTTCTCACCCGGAGTACGAATGCCCATTGCTTGTTTAGGTGCACCAGCCATCTCTTCCATCTCATCCTCTAGCATACGGATTTGCATATCCGCATTAAGAGCAGTAGTCTCAGGAACCAACATACTTACATCACCTTCCTCACCTAGGAAGATACGTGCTCCCGGTTCCCAGTTAAAATCTTCAACTTCGCCTTTAATCTTAACAACAGGGAAAGCAATGAGGTCAAATACGTCAGCCTTTAGATTCTCTAGGTGGTCAATGCGATATTGCATACCAACTAGGTTGTCCAATGGCCCCATTGCCCAGAGATTATCAGGGCGTCCACGCCAGCCAACGTGTTCCTTATAGGAACGTCCGTGCCAGCTATTAGCGTTGCCGTTGTACGCAATGTGCATACGGTCAACAACCACAATTTTCCAATTTTCATAGAGCACTTGCTCGTGGACATCAAACCAGTCACCTTCAAACTCTAGGACTTCAACCAAACCACTATCTAAGTACTCACGAATATTACCAAAGCCGTCAGCCACAAAGCCTTCGTCTTTGATAGTGTCTGTGGTTTCCCAAGTCCTACAAGTAGTGCGAAGGTCAATAACCTTCTGAAAAGCCTCAGAGTAGCTAACCATCTCAGGATAGCTACGCACTAACTTAGCAAGGTCACCCAAGCTATAGAGCTTACGGACTATCTTAGGACTGTTACGGAACGAGTCCGCAGTAGGGTCAAAGCACATATCGAGTGGAGAAATACGCTCCAACCGAGGGCCAACGTACACATCGACGAGGCCATCAGGAGTATTGGCCCGTTCTGCCACATACTGGACATCTGCAAAACAATTACCATAGTCAATATAGTCCAGAACTAAACGGGATACTTCCTGCTCGAACTGACTATTAGACAACTTTGTAGCCATATAAGCTTTGATAGCTTGTGCCTTATCATAGTCAGCAGAACTTTCGTTAGCTGGAATCCAGTCAAACCACTTATCATTAGGAAACAAAGCAGCCATGTAGTTAGCATGAAGATTGTCACGAATCTGGCAAATCTTAGGACGGGTAGTCTTGTTTTTCCAAGGAAGAGAGCTATTACTAGTTGTCGTCGTGTCCGTAGCAAAGACGTAGTTACGCAACTCTGCCCAGTCTTTCATCTTCTTATCACGGGCCTTGACCCACTGATTCCAGTAATTAGTAACCGCAATAGCCTTGTCGTCTGGAGACATTTCACTGCGGATATTGATAGTACGCTTAGGCATTTGTTACCTTTAAGAATTAAGCACTGATGCCGCCGAAGCGACTGTGATAAACAACATTAGACCTACGCTCTGTTCTTATCAATTTGTGGGAAGGCGGAGTAGCAATCTCAACACACGAAGCCAAGGCGTCCTTAACGTCGTCGTGGGCTGGGTGTCTCTGAAGAATCTCTTCTTCCAACACCTGACAGTTACCACCACGATAATGCCACATAGCTAAGTTATCGTATCGTGGTTGAAGGATAGCCCTCACTCGCTCTTCCTTAGTACCCATATGCCTAGTCGGATAGTACTCTTCAATAGAAAGAGCTAGTCCCGCTGGCTTGATATACATATCTCGAATCTCTCGAATAACCGCAGCCTGAGCTACAACCATTTCTGCGCGGAGCTTTCGGAAGTTCCACTTAACGTGGAGGTCACGAATACGCTCATAACACTCAGACATCTTCTCAGTCTTAAATCGGTCAATATCTAGTACATACACATTACTACTTGGGTCTACTCCTACTACTACAATTGCAGTGTAGTCACTACGTAGCTTAGTAGAGAAGGCCAAGTCAATCGAAGCATAAACATTTAAAGGACGACTACCAATAAACCATCTACCAGTATTTACTGATAAGACAGACTTATCGTAGTACTGGAACTTACTAGCCGTGATGTCTGAATCTTCATACACATTAGGGTCATTGTAGTACTGGGCGTAGAACTGAGTCTTGTCCAAGTACTGCGCTTTCTTACGAGATAAGATTGGCGCATCAAACCCAAACCACTTACCATCTGACCGTTGCTGACGGGGCCAAAGGAATTCACCTGTGCCATCTCCCCTATTCTCAACCTTACGTTCAAAGACTTCGTAGACTTCTACCTCGTCTATCACGTTACCATCTGCATCAAAGACTTCCTGCTTCATTTCTAGCAGTTCGTGATACAAATCCTTAGGATGGTATCGAGTCCCTACTGTCCACTCCTTTGCGTCAGCACCTTCAATAGATGCCAGCAAGGAGTACTGAGTCTTTACCTTTTCTCGACCTTCGTTAGTGTAGGCATTCTCCTGCACCACAACGTCGTCTAGTACAGCAATGTCACAGTGAAGACCCGTCAAGCTAGTAGTCAAGCCACCCGTAAATACCGTAGGGTCTCGGATACCCTCTTCCTTACGCTTTGGATGGTCAATCGCAATTTCAGAGTTAGTCCACTTAGCTCGCTTACCCTCATCTGGGTTAACCATCTCAGGCCAGAGCAGAGTGTAGTTAGGACTAGTGATAATCGCTTTGATAGCTCCTAACTGTTTCTCTGCCAAGTTAGCCGTAGAAGAAATGTAAAGAACACGAGTTGTCGGATTACGAGTTATCTCCCAAGCTACCCGAAACGCAACCATTGCGCTCTTGGCATGGTCGCGGGGTAGCAAGGTTAACTGGTGACTGTGTGCATCTGAACGAGTCCACCACCCAATCAACTCTTTATGTACATGACCTAGGACACGGTAAGGAGCCACAACCTTGATAAAGGTTTCGAGGTCTGCCTCACACGCTTCCCTTAGTTCTAGTTCCTTAGAAGTAGCTTTACGTGCCACTCTTTACACTCTTCCAAATAGCAGTGACTTTACTTGCACGAACATCATCTTGTTCCTCACTGCCATTCTTTGGACGACCACGTTTGGCCTTACTAGATTCTTTCCACTTCTCTTCAGACAACCACTTGGTTGCCGTCAACTTCTCAGCAGCAGTACCACTGTTCTGAATCACAGCAGCAGTGCTGTAGTTAATATACTGCAACTGAAGGTCTCGTTCCTTTCGCCACTGCTCTACGTGTTCCTTGAACCAAGTAGCCTTGCAAAGATTCTCCCAGCAGAGGTACGAGCCAAAGATACTCTTGGCAAAGTTAAACTCAGTTGGGTCGAGGTACTCCATGTACTTACGCTTCAAAGAAATGTGAGCACCCTTGTCATCTTCGGCAAGAGTAAAGATAGGAGCATACTTTCCATCTGTGTCATTGGTCTCGACAAACAGAGCACTGGTCAACCAGCGATTGCTGGAGTCTTTAAATGGGTTCATAAGATTAACGGTACTTTGCGGCTTTCTTAGCAACCGCTTTTGGTTGCTTCACAAACTGCTTTCCCTTCTTATTTCCTTTTGCTTTAGCTTCGTTAGTTGCTTTCTTTTCAGAGGCACTTAAGTTTTTCCAAGCAGCATCTGGAAGATATCGTTTCTTTCCTTTGCTTGGCTTTCCATCTGAAGTACGCCACTTCTGCTCTGTCCAATCCCTTAAAGACTTTTGAGGGTCTTTCACTTATATCCTCCACCCTTAGCTTTATATTCTTTTGCCAGCATCTGTGCTTTACGGGCACTCCATTCGTCGGGGTCACCACCCTTGCTGCTAGCCTTAATCTTATTAAAAAGCTTCTTACGCATCTCTGGCTTGGTGTAGTTACCAGCAGCGTTAACCTTAGACTTAGGTTTAGTTTTCACCACTTTACCTTGTCTGCCCAGTACGCTGCGCTCATCTTACCCTTCGATATATTACCAGCGTGGCGAGCCTTAAAAGATTCCCGACGATTCTTGTAGGACTCACTTTCACCTTTTTTCTTAGGAGAACCTGAGACACCCTGTTGCCCAAATCGAATAGTCTTAACTTGGTCACCAACCTTAGCCACAACTACGTGACTCTTGGTAGGATGACTAGGAGTTTTCTTGGGCTTGTTAAAGCCACTAACTCCTGCTCGTTCTAAGCGAGGGTCTTTCATATTACTTCTTCTTTTTCTTGGCCTTCTTGCCGTATTCCATCATACGTTCTTTACCAGATTCTTTGGCTTCGTGCTTCTTTTTGCTCTTAGCCGACTTGTACTTTTCACCCTTAGCAGACATGGTTACTTTCCTTTTTATTAAGCACCTGAGAATACCTCTGCGTGCAGAACTACGGCAGACGATGTAAAGACTTGTCCAGTAGCGTTACTTCTAATCTCTAGTGTCCCTTCTGCAATCTGTTCTCCGGTAGCTGCTCCGGATACAGAAACTGACCAAGTAGGACTTGCACTAGGGCCAACCCAGATACCAGTAGAAGCACCACCAATAGTTCCAGAAACTACTGTCATCCTAAATTGATAATCAGCCGTTCCACCACCAATAGCCCAAGTTCCCGAAACACTATTAGTATTGCCAACACTTGTGTACGTACCAGCAGCATTTATAGTCAAACTTGCTGCTGCACCATTTGGCACAGTATCAGTGTCCCAAACAAGAATATCAGCAGGAAGAGTTGCGGAAATACCACTTCCAGTAAGTAGCATTTGCTGCATCATTTAGGTAACGCCTGAGCCACTGATGAGCCAACTAGCCGTACCGATACGTACTAGGGTAGCAAGACCCCTAGTAGCAAGGTTGCGATTAGTAGCAGCACCACCTACTGCTCCTCCTGCAATAAAAAGAGTTACACCAGTAGGACAAGTAACAACTACTGAACTTGCATTAGTATTACAGATACTAACAGCAGCTCCATTAGCAAATGCAGCGTCTGTTGTAGTAGTAGGGATAGTAAATCCACCAGTACTGCTATTGATAATCAACTTGCCACGGTCAGTACTAGTAATAGCATAGGAAGCAGACGCAGCAACAGCTACAATATCACGATAACCTACATCATTGCTAGAAATCTGAAGGCCAACAGTAAAGTTACTAGTAGCATCCTTTAGGGCTACGTTGCTAGGCAACCGAGCAGCCGCCAAAGTACCACTAGCAATGTTGGTGGCATTAATATTAGTAAGATTTAGACCACTAACTGCCGGAAGAGTTGCAGGGAATCGGGCATCAGGCACAGTACCACTAGTTAGGTTAGTAGCATTGAGGCCCGAAGCCCCCGTCAGAACAATCGAATAGATTAGATTTGTGCCATCGCTGACCAGACCCTTACCCGACTGTCCCACTGGACTAGGGGCAGCTTGGAAAGTGTATCCACCCGTAATATCTATAAGACGAGCTGCATCGGTACTAGCTGTAGGGGCAGCAAGGTTAGAAACCTTGTACCCGTTCATGTCCAAGTTAGCTTCCATCTGGTTAGGCCCAGTCCCATCTCGGGACAAAGTATTCTCTAATGCGGCTTCAATAGCGGTATTGTTACTGTTAATCTTTACAGTAGTGCCGTACCCAGATGCAATATCATTAAGACTTAACTTAGCCATTTAAATTCCTTTAAATTAACTTAGTGACAGTGCAGATACCGGTAGAAGTACCTATCTGCGTCACAGCAAAATGTGTAGCTCCAGCAGGAACCTTATAAATAGAAATTCCCGGTGGATGCAATCGACGAACAGTAGACGTAGCATCTACAGTTGAGGCTCCAAAAGCCATACGGCAGTAATCCTGAGTAGCTACTTCCACAAGAGTAGAGTTAGCAGGAAGAGCTGCACGATTATTTCCAGCTGCAATAGATACTTCAGCTACACTCGTATCGTCTGGAGCTAGTGCCGGAATAGGCGCAGCTCCGGGGTCGCGTACAAATTCAAGAGCCATGTATTACCACCTACCAAAACGATTTAAGAGTAACTTTCCACGCTTATACACTTTCTGTGCTGCACCAGCAAAGCCACCCAAGAATACCTTGCTAAAAGTAACTACACCTGTGGCTACTGCACTAAATGCCCTAGTAGCTACACCCTTTATAGTTAGGCCAGTAACTCCAGTTGCAACCATAGTTCTAAACAAACTAACTCTTATCTGGTTTAAAACTAGTCCTAAACCTGAGGCAGCAAACGCTTTTCCTATTCTTTTTACAAGACTTACTGTCCCTGTAGCAGCACTAGAGAAGGCATTAGTAAATACCTTTAAACTGTTAAAAGTTACACTACCTACGGCAGATACTGCTAAAGATAGAGTACGCCTAAATCCACTCAGGAGTGTTACTGTGCCAGTAGCTATTACGCTTCTAAACATATTAACTCTCTTAATAATAAGAGATATGCCAGTAGCAACAACAGGAATTATCTTTCCAACAGTCTTTAGTACAGAGACCGTACCATTAGCAGCAGCATTAAAGGTCTTAATAAATGCCTTTAAGAAACTGAGACTAACTGTACCTACAGCCGTATAAGCAAATGAGATTAATTTAACACTTAATCTAGAAAGCGATTCTACGCCTGTAGCAACAAAAGCAATAGTTTTTTGTACTCTCTTTAGAATAGCAACAACTCCAGTTGCGGCATATGCTAAAGAAATAACTAATCTACGACTAGTAGCAAGAGTTGCACTTCCTAGTGCACTCATAAAATCAAATATCCGTATAGTTTTTTGTACTGCTGTAGTTCCAACTGCAACCGCAGTCAGTAACTTTTTTAAACTTAAGTTAACTAGTATAGATGCTGTGCCTACTGCGGAGTAGGCAAAGCTTATCAACTTTACAGTAAGTCGAACAAGAGTACTAACACCAGCTGCACTAGCAACAAGTGGCTTTACTACTTGTTTCAACACAGCGTTAGCACCACTAGCCACATAAGCAAATGCTTTTGGGAAAGCTCTTAGGAGAGAAGCTACACCCGCAGCAGTAGCTGCTTTAGCCGTAGACACTCGTTTGGAAAGAGCATTAGTCCCAACAGCACTAGGCGTGAGGCTTACGTTTGTAGTGCCTCCAGTCGCCGCTTGTACAATCTGCAAGACACCAATCGTACTAGAACCAGTACCACCACCTGTACCACTAAACGGCCCGTAAGGGTCGATAGTAGAAGCCGGAACTGGCCCTGTTGCAATCGCTGCTCGAGTATTAGAACCGTTAGCTGTACCAGCGTCTGTCTGCTCAGTCCACGTAGTAATCTGAGCACTACTATCAGTGTACGATGCAAAGCCTACGTTATCAAAACCACCAAAGGCTAGAACAATCATGTCATCTGGACTAATGCCAGAGACGGTAGCAGTAGTATTAACAGGACTAGTATTGGTAGCCGAATCTAGAAGTACTACAGGTGCAGTTGTATCGTGCCCTGTAAACGCTGCCGTGAAGTAAAAGCAGACATCTGCCGAAGCACGACCACTGACTGTTAGGGCAGGTGCGCTTGCGCCACGTACAATGTACGCGATACGCAAGCCACCAACTGTGCCACTACCTGCAACAGATAGTATCGTTGTCCATCCAGTTGGGAAGGTGAACGAGTCACCTTTACACGCAACAAAGGCGATGATGAGGTCGCCCGAGACAACGCCACTAGGCTGAACAAAACTAAAGTTACCAGTAGTACTGTTGGCTGTCGCAGATACGGCTTTAAATGCAACAGCCATTAGCTATTAGGTTCCCAACTTTCTACGTCTGAGTCTAGTAATTGAACATCTTCTGGAGGGTCAGTACGTCCGAGCCACCACGTACCGTTGAGCCTGTAGCCCTCGTACCGTACGCCTCCAACCCATATGAAGACACCAATGCCTTCTTCGGGCAGTTCCATTACTTAGATTAAGACCAAGACAACGTGAACGTGAACTGGATAGCGTCACCCGTTGCGAGTACGACACCAGTAAAGTCAGAGTGCAAGTACAGGCTACCAGTAGTGATAGCACTAAATACGCCAGCATTCGTTACAGTACGAGCAGCCGAGGCCGTAATCGTACCAACAAACTGGTTCTGCACAGCCGTGGGCTGGGAACGAGTAGCTGCTACACGGGCTTCCGGGCCTTCCGTAAACAGAGTAGTGCTGCCAACAACGGCAGTACCAGCACCCGTACCCCAAGCAATATAGTGCGTGGCAGGAGCAGTTGCAGTCGCGTCAAAGAGGTCGGTAACAAACTGAGCACCGACAGTAGTAAATACGTTAGCCATTTAGAGAAACCCTCGCCTTATGTTTTTGAATTTCTACCGAGCCATCTGCTCGCGTGATTCGCAATTCGACTTCTGCTGTCGGGTCAGCAAAGGATGCATAACCATTTCCAGAATCTACACCAGTCTTCTTACTGTAAACTCGACCAGTTGCCATCCTGCTTACTCCGCTGCGGCTTTCGCCCCGACGAAAAGCCTTGATGTCATCCCAGATAGAACGGAAAAACTTCATAATGCTCATAGATTACCTATGTAATAAAAATGGAGGGCAGACCACTCATACCCTCCTCAAGTTAGCCAGACTCGTTGTCTATACTTAGTATACTTCCAAGATTAGGAAGGAGACTGGCTGCAAGTCTTACTTGCGGTACTTAGCGGCCTTAACCAGCTGACGCTGCTTCTGGTCAGCAGAGACTGCGATACCACCAGTGATAGCAACCGAGCCAACTGCCGCACCGACCTTACGGGTAGTACGAGGAGCCATCGAAAGCGGGGTGTAGCGATTTGGGCTGTACGGGGCAACAGGAACCATACCCGCTGCCGTACCCTTCCCAACTCGGGCTGCTGCCGCTTTCGGGGCCATTACAGCACCACCAGCGGGCTTGGACGAGCCAGCCTTACCGGGGATAAAGCTACTACGGGCAGGAGCCGAAGAACCAGCAGAAGCACCAGCACCCATGTCAAAACGCATACCAACTGCATTGAGAGGAGGAGCCTTAGCCGGAGCCTTCTTAGCAGCCTTAGGCGCAGTCTTCTTAGCTGCACCCTTTGCTGCCTTCTTT